TAAGATCCCGTAGAAACCCAGCCATTATGATTACTAGTTGTTTGAGATTGTACAGATGAATTTCTAAATACATAACTCATTCCACTTGAAGATGTACCAACTTCTTCACCATTAACAACTGCTTTAGTAAACTTTAGTTGTCTACGAACACCATTTAATAATTTTTCATCTGAATAGCTAAGAAACTTATCAAGGTCTTCCATTATTTTTACAGGCCTATATTTGTAAGAAATATATGTACCTGTACCCCTTATATTTGCTCCACTTACATACGGGTCATTTGTAGCTCCACCAGAATTAAAAGACATACCAGACCAATCTTGTCTAGTATCTAATAATCTTTGTACATTATTATTTGCGCTAGAAGTATAGTTGTGGGTAGTATTTTCCCCCCACAATTCACTCCTTCCTTGTACGCCCTCGTTGTTTGTTACGCTAGGATCAGCAGAAATACCAATGTGTTCGCCTGACTCGTCTTGATACCAATTTAAACCACCCATATCCATTTCTACAGGATATATTACTTTTAAATCAAACCCAGAACCATAAGAGAGAGGGAGGCCGCCAAAAGTAGCGTCAGGAGTATCAAGAGTATATCCGTATTGTTCCATAGCTCCAGCAGCCCAAGTCGCGTTACTTCCATCAGTATCGCTTTTATTTAAGTTATGCGGCACATACCCAACACCAACCTTGTTTTTCATATCAGTAGGTGTGTTCGAATCATTTTTATACCTCATAATAGGATTTAACAACCCTTGAGTCATTACCATTCTATCGTTTTCCAGCATTTCTACTTTAACTATTTTATAGCCAGATATTTGGTTTTTTATAGAATCTGGAAATCTAACTTCGACTCTAGGTATTAAAGCGTGAGCCCAAGTTTTATTATAATCTTTACCTCGAGATGTTACTGGTTGCCAACCTTTATTTAATTTATTTGTCAAGTAATTGACATTAGTATCTTCTGTAAAATTAATTTCTGTGTCATCTGCAGCTGAGTTAAGAACTAAATTGTTAGGATCCATTGCGTCTGGCATTTTTATATCACCAATATGATGTACAAAACCAGGAACACCCTTTAGGTCAAAACAAACTATACCAAACCTGTAACACTCACCTCTTTTAAACCCTCTAAATTCATTATCCCATAAAGGATTAGAAGGTCCTGGTTTTCCTCCACCATATGCATTGTCATTATACTCTGATCCTACACGATAAGGCCTTGACTTGTGATTAACATAATAAGAAGGATTTTGACCATTAAGCCATCCTGACATTCCAGTGTCAACGGTTCCGCCAACTGTCATAGACCACCTATCGTCTATAACATAACTTTTATGTGTAAACGTAATCCTATAGCCGTCACCTCCAGCACTATAACCTGGGGTCTCAGCGCCTAAAACAAATTTAGGTTGACCTTGACTGGTATTATCTGAGTTAAAATTTTTATTTATAAACTTAAGAACGTTTTTGTCTGCAGCATCATTAGAAATGCTATAACTATTATTTGATCCGCTACCATTATAATGCCTGTGCGGATTATGAACATCTGCGTGAGTAAAAGAGTTCCAAGAACCATTTGCATATACCCATTGGTAAGATTTAACCCTATAAGAACTAAGATCTAAATCCATCAAAGAGCTTGTTAGATTTCCAGCATAAAGTTTATTATCTTTTTGCGCTAAAGTTTTACAAGAATCCCAAGTTAAATTACTTATTAAAACATCTGCAATACCACCAGAAATAAGTGTTTCTGTTTCAAATCCACTATGAATAAAACTGTATGAAGTTCCATCTAAATCTCCCTGCTCAATTAATGAAACTGTATTTGAATTATTTGTAACGTAATGTATAGCTGCAACCTCTATTATCTCATATTCAGTAGGTATATCTGTTATATTTACAGTTATTGTTGATGTAGAAAAATTAGATGAAGTGTCGCCTTCAATAAATAAAGAGTCCATACTACTTAAGTCTCCTTGTACAATATTTATGGGAGAACTTATTGAAGACCAATCTGACCAATTTGCTTGATTCTTAGAAGCTAATCTATATACATAACTATAAGATCCGCATAATAACTTTCCTCCAGTATCGCTATAATTACCAATAGAAGCTTGTGCTCCTACCTCTGGTTTAAACGCTGTAAAATCAGTAACATCATTTGATGATATATTTTCTTTTACATTTATTGATTTTAAACTGGTTATGCCGTCTGTACAGTAAACCCTATGAACTGTATCCGTCTCTACAGCAGATTCCATCTCTATTTCACCAGCGTCATCACTAAACAAACCAGCTCCACTCCAAAGACGGGAATCTAAACTACCATCTATAACTAAATCACCCTGGTGGTCTATTGTATATTTTCTTATTTTCCAGGTTTTACCTGATGATACTAGCTTTCCTTCTATGGTTATTACATAATCATCAACAACTACAGCACCATGTATTACATACCTATTTGTACCAGTATAATAAACACCGTCAGAATGTGTATTTAAATTCCATTCAAGCTTAGGTCCTTTAATGTTTTCTAATGAGTATGAATTGTCACCATTAGTTATTACCCTAATATTTAAGCCTGTAAAATATGTGTCTTTTGGTTGGTACCCTGGATCTAAATCCGTAACCATTCCACCGCCAAAAGTATTAGGTTTAGACTGCTCCGCCATCTTCTCTTTCTGGTATTAAGGTGTTCCAATATTTTGCTATGTTTCTCATCTCTGCCTCAGAAGGTAAATTATCATTACCTCTTGCTTGCGCGCATAACCAGTACCATCGCTTTTCTAAGTCTTGGACTATATATCTAGCAATTTTACCATTATAGTATTCTATAGATTTATGTCTCCACATTATATATTGAGCAACAGCATCTTCGTGTCCCTGCTTGATAGTTGGAAAACCATCAGCATCTGTTGTTAAGGCTTTATATGAAATATAAGCTGTCCCGCTAGATATATTAACAAAGTGTATATAACTACCAACTATCCAGTATTTAGAACCTGACGCATCACCTTTAAAAGTCTTTTGCGTAGGCTCCATTAAGACATCATTATCACCCTTAACGTCTACTAGCTTTACTAAATCTGTTGGCAATAAAGCCTTGTTAGCAGAAACAGCTAGCGTAGCTTCTTTATCTTTAAAGGTGCTAAAGCTTCCAATTTTTTGTTCAGCCTCAAAAGCCCATTCTATGAATGACTCTAAATGCTCTGAAGGATTGTTAAGCCCTAGATTACGAGCTACATTTCCAATTATTCTTTTAACGCTAATTTGCATTATATGTATCTTTTAATAGTTCTCTAACTTTTTTTGCTGGATACAGTTTGCATTTATGCAAGCTCTTACCACCTTTAGCCCAGCTTATTTTGTAGTAATAATTATCTAGTATAGGAACCTTATATCTAACAGGTTCACCTTTTAGCTTAGACTCTACAACATCTTTTCGTATATGGAAAGCTCTAGTATGCTCTTTCTTTTCTACATACAAAAATCCTAAATTCAAAGGTAAGAAAATTCTCTGTTTTCTTATTATTAAATCCCTAACTAGGATTTCAAAAAATTTAGTGACTATTTTAAAATACAAAGAGTAAGGTATAGATTTAGTCTTTTTCCTGCCAGACGCTTCTACTCTTACTCTTTTAGATATTTTATTGTAAATATCTTTATATGTTATATACATTATTGCTTACCTGTTTGTACCTCTCTATCTCCTTCCACCTCATTATTAATTAAATCTCCAGGAGTCTTAAGAGTAATATTAAGTTCTACTTCAGCAACCATTTTAATTAATGGAGTAACCAACTGAGAAGGTAAAGGGTATTCAGCATCATCGCTAGTCCATGTAGACAAAGATGTAGGATCTTCTAACACCCCAACTATCTTAACAGACTCACCACTACCAGAGCCATAAAAATAAAGCTTAGTTCCTTCCTCTAAAAAAAACTTAGATATACCTGATGTAAATCTACTTTGCTCTTGATAAGTTATTTTATCACGCGTTGTTCTAGCAAACATCATATTACCATCTACTGATGTAACGCTAGTTATTGCTCTTGTGTTTCCAAAAGAAGCTACTCTTGGTAATATTAAAGCTTGACCTTCATCTGGCACAGTAAAATTCCCTAAGTTCTGTGTAGCGCCTGTAGGTATATCTTTACCATTATTAGTGTATGACTCTAAGATATTCATCCTATGATAGTTTACCCAAGCTTTAATTTGACGAGTACTAAGTTTGTTGTCGTCAGTTGAATAACCACCTTCGGCTAAATTTTTAATGTTGTAAACAATTTCGTTTAAAGTCATATTCTATTTTTTAAAAGAATGGGGGTAGATTACTCTACCACCCAATCTAACGCAGGAAAAAAGAGAGTCATCAACGCTTGTCAGCGGTCAACTCATTTATTTGAAGCTGATACCGTGGATCTTCCAACGATAACATCATCTTTCTAACTGCAATATTTACTATTTCCTCCGAAGAGTTTTCTGCATAATCACCCAAAGGGTAATCAACTGCTTCTCCATTGTATTGATAAGTTGTAGTTGTTCCATTAGTCATGTGAGGTGTTCGAATGTATTCAATTGCAATTTGATTACTATTACCCTGAACAACCAAATATCTACCTGCAGTTGCACCCCTGAAATAACCTACAGGATGAGATGAATCTGGTTTATGAAAAGGATCATTTTTTGCTGCGCCATACTCATTTTGGCTTATTATATTTATATTATAATCACCAATTTCAGTATAAGCCCTTACTAAATGATACAGATCAGTTGGTAAATTCCATCTCGTCCCTCCTTCTACTGCAACCCCATCACCCATTGGAGAAGTGGCACCACTAGATTTTAACACAGTCATAAGAGGCGCTAACTTATTCATAGACTCTGAATCTGACTCTAAAGTATTTATCAAACCTTTAGTGTACTCCATTACAGCTAAATCAAGAAACAGATTTTTTTCAGTTGCAGTGAAATATGCTGTACCTGTTTTATCTAACAAGTTATCTATGTGTGTTTGCGCCTGTGCGTATGTCATTTCTTAGCTTTTGCTTTTGTCTTTTTATTACCAGACATTTCTTTTCGCAATAACGCGTGAATGTCTTTATTATCTTTAAGCCACAATACTACTTGGTCTTCTGTTAGACCTATAGTTTCAGTGTTGTACTTATAAGTTCCATTTACAAAGTTAATCTTTTTTGCGTCAATAGCAGTCTCAATAAACACTCTATAATCCTTGTCTCTATCATTTATTATTTTAGAAAATCTATTAGGATCATCATTAGCTAATTTAATAACTTGAGCTTTAACAAATTCAATAGAGTTATCTTTAGTTCTAATACCTGTTAACTTACAAAAATCTAATATTTCTTTATCTGACATACCAACAGCAATTTGAATTGCTTCAGCTGATTCAACCATTTTTTCTGTTTGAACCAGTTGTTTTTCATAGGTGTCTTCAAAAATTAATTGATTAGTTATATTAGGATAACCTTTTAACCAATCATGACATTTTTTGTCAAACTCATCATTAAGATCAAAAACTATTGCTGGCTGTCTAAGAATAAAATCTTCTACTTCACCATTTATATTTACAAAGTCTTTATACCTTCCTCTGTCTTTAGGGTCTTTATATCTAGAACCTAAATTTAAATAACAAAACCTTTTAGGTTTTCTTGCTCTTACAATTACTGCGTGTTTCATTTTTCTCTTTTTTTAAATTACTTATTTGCGTTCTAAAGGGAGAGATTTCTCTCTCCTCTTATAGTATATAATCTATTATGCTCCAGATAAAACTCCGCAAGATAATGGATTACGAACAATGACAGCTGATTCAGACATAATCTGACATTCAAATTGATCGTCACCGTTAGCAGCAAGCATTGAATTTTGGTCGTAAGGGTTAACCATACCAGGAATATATTTCTTGATATAGTTACGGTTATGACCATCGTACCCTTTAGCAACTAATTGGATGTTAGGTACACCATCTACAGACGAAAAGTCTAAGAATACCATAGTACCTGACATTGTACCAGTACCAGAGCTTGTGTACTCACCTTTAGAAGCATTTCCAAAAGCATTAACATCATCAAATACAGGGCAGTAAGCAACAGTCATTTTGTTACCCAACACATTGTAAGAAACATAGTTAACACCTAAAGATACATCAGATCCAGACTTCATAGACTGCATAGATCCACCAGTAGCAGCAGTTTCACCTACAGAGATGTCTTTCATAGCTTTGTGGAATTGGTATCTACCTTCAGTACCAGTAAATACTACCCACTCGTTTCCTTCAGGAGACTTAGCGTTACGAGAGAGCTCTGCAATAAATTGAGCAAGCTTATCTTCAGTTAAACCAGTACTAACAGTATAAGTATCTTTATTAGCACCATCAATTTGAGCTAAAATACCGTCACCCATTAAGTTACCACCACCAGAAGCAACAGCACCAGATTGACCAGGGAATCCATCAGCATCAGCAGCAGCCATGTTTGTTTCACCAAACCATCGTTGCATTTCTAACTGATACATAAACTCATCAGTAAACAATTTCTCTGCAGTAAAGTACCACAATTTAGATCCATTGTTTTCAATCCAAGTAACATCAGTTAACGCAGAACCAGAAATAGATAATTTACGTCTGTTAAGAGTTAACCAGTTCTTGTGAGTTTCTGGGTATGTAGTGTGTTCAGAAACGTGAGCACCTTTTGACGCTTCACCGAAAGCAGAACCAATACGAGCTACAGCAGCAGCAGCAGCAACAGCTTTACAGCCAGTTGGCCAATAAACTTTATAAGTATAACCTGTTGCGCTTGTAGCAGTAGAAAGTACACTAGCAGAAGGCTTTAAAACTCCAGCAGCATCATCAGTAGCGTCTACAGACTGAGTACCGATAATTTGACCTACATCTGATCCTACACGAATTACATCATGTAAAGAAAGGTAAGTATTGTCTACTGTAATTACGCCTGTAGCTGCATCAGGATAGTTAGAAGTTTCACCAACGTTATGACTAGCTGGAGTCACAACTGGTTGACTTGAACGACCTAAAACTTTCCACTCGAAAGATTTATCACCTAAAATTTTTACGTTAGCATAACGACCTGTTCTTTCTAATAGGTATGTCAATGCGTAACGAGGGTATTGCTGAATTAAAGTACTTGAAATTTCAGGGTGCTTTAACATAGCATCTACCAAGGAGTTCGACATCTGAGTGTCTTGTCCAAAAGTTGCATTTGTTGTTTTCATTTCTTTTTACAATTTAGAAATATTAATAATTATTTAAAAATTGCATTTACTTCTTTATTCTTTTAAAACGTAACCTTGACAGCATTAAAATTATTCTCCCATAAATGCTGAAGCATCGAACCCAGTACCTGTATTTCTTTTAGGTTTACTGTTTCCTCTACCTCCTCTGTTTGAAAGGTTGTCTAAGACACTACCCTTTCCGTCTTCGAAGCCTTGCGACCTCAACATTTTCTGTATTTGTTTTCTGTTCTTCCAAAGAAAAGCAGCCTCCGCAACATTGGCATGAGTCTTATAAATGTCTTCGTTGAAATTCCCAGTTGTTATATATTTATACAGATCTTTTCTTTGTTCTACTGTTACCTTGCCTCCAAGGTAATTCTTAAATCCTTTTAACTCAGTTTGCAAATCTTTTCTTGCTTGCTCTTGAGCTTGGGCTTTTTCTTGCGTTTCAGTTTCTTGCTTATTCTGAATAGAAGTCTTTTCAGTTCGAATAGCATTTCTTAATTGCTTTCTAATTTTAAGAGCTTCATGCTTTAGCATTCCAGAATCTTCCATTCTATCTAAAGACTCATCTACGTCATACTCATCCATACCTGTAGCTTTCATGTCAGCCGACAACAGTTCTCTGTCTGTTAGTTTAAGGTATCCTTCGTACTTTTCTGTAGTATCATTGCTAGCTTCAGGTTCGTTCTTAGAACTTAAAGCTTTAACAATATCTTCTTTAGACGCTCCTTCTATTCCAAGTTGTTCTGCTACTGCATCCCAATTAACCTCATTGGTTTCTGTAGTTTTTTCTTCAGTTTCTTCTTTAGCTTCTGGCTTATCTTCAAAATCCCAGTCATCTTCTACTTCCTCTACTTCAGCTTTAGTTTCTTCTTCAGTTTCTTCTACTCCCCAATCAAAATCTGAATCATCATCTTCTTCAACTTCTTGAGTCGCCTCTTCTGTTGTTTCAGTTTCTGCTTCAGTTTCATCTACTAGAGCTGTAGGCTCTTCTTTAGTAGATTCTTGCTCATCAACTTGACCTACTTGTTCTACTAAGTTGTCAAGCCCAGCAAAGGCTTCAGGATTAAATTCCTTTACTTCTTCGCTTAATGTCTCTTTTTTTTCCATTGTTTCTTCCATTTTGCAATATTACGAATTTTTTTTTAATTCTTAATCTGTCCTTTAAGTTGACCTTCCATTTGATTCAGAGCAGCATCAGCTTTTCTTGTACCATACTGGTCATCAGAAAGTATTTCTGCTGTTTCTAATTTAGATTGATGTTGTATTTCGGCAACCTTAATTCTAGTATCATTATCAAGCTGATTCATTTCAACTTCTATTTGTAATTCACGCTCTTTAACTTCAGCTTCTGCTTGAGCTTGCTCTTGCATTGCTTGCTGCTGTTGAGCTTGCATTTCTTTTGCAGCTTCTAAACCTTTTTCTAATATATGCTCCGCCTCAGTTAAAGTATCAGATTTAAATATTCTTACAACATCTAACATATCTATTTGACCACCTTGAAGAGCGGATTGAGCTAATTGAGTTACAGCTTCTTTCATTCTTTCGTCTTTACCTCCATCACCTAAGAATACACCATAGTCATTTAAGGATACTTCTGGTAATATAGATATAAACTTATAAGTTCCATCACCAAATACTGTTGCAGTTTTTTTGCCTGTACTCCAACATATTTTCATAAGGTTAGCGCAACGCATTAATACATCTTGTTTAACCATGTCATGTGACCAAAACCAAGATCGAGTAATAGTTGCGGATTGTACAACAGCTCTTTGTTGATTGCCAACTTGCTCGTATTGCTCTACCTGACCTTCACGCTGTCTAGTAACACCAGAAACTTGACCAGCCATATCTTCCAGCATAACTTTTAAATTTATAAGTTGCTGTACAGAATTAGACAATGTAAAGTCTATTTGCTGGAATTGATTAAATGTTTGCGCCTGTAAACCCTCATCCTTAGAATTAATAGGTATAATACCATCATTTTTAATATGATACATTATATCCTGCATATTCATTCCAAGATTGGCTGGCATTTGAGCTACATCATAAACAACTGCTTTACCACCTGATCTAGCCATAGATAATTCTATGTGATACATAGTAATATTATAAAGCATTTGCACATTTTTAAGTAAGTCAACCATAGAAACAGGATTACCTGTTGTATGATTTCTTACTACACCAATATAACTTAAGTTAGCCGCACTAGGGTCATCTAAAGAACGTACTTGATTAGGAACTCGCTGACAATTAACCATAATCGAACCACCAATCTTTGTAGCCTGCCAAATGTCATCAACAACAACTTTACGAACTTTTTCACCTTTACGTTTTCTATATTTATCAGAAACCATCTTTCTAAACGGCTTCTCATTATCATGTTTGTTAGGGCTTAACTTATACTGTATCTTTCTTAAAGATCTCCATTCAGCATGAACAACTTTTACCCTAAGTTCACCCGACTCACCTCTAGCATACCAATTTCTATATTCAGAATGCTGATCTATTTTGTTTTGCTGAGACATAGATTCTATAAGACGTATTTGCTTATCATCTAACTGCTCGCCAAACTCATCTATAATATCACTGGGTGATAACCACCTTTCTTCTGTTACCCAGTTAGCCTCACCTAAATCGTCAGTCTCACTAGTCAAGTCATAACAGAGTGACCTTGGGTCTACACGCCTAACCTGTGGGTCGCCATCCTTAATTTCCACGCGATAGCACTCCTTACCAGTTATTAGTAGATCCCTAAAGCCCTCCTTGAATTTGTTTTTAATCTTATATTTATTAGTTAAAAACTCTAATCCATCTTGAACAGCTTCTTCTATAGACTCTCTGTAGTTGTACCTCATAAAGGTATCGATGTCATCTGGGATAGGAATTTCCTGCCCTTCATTTTTAACATCCATACCTAACTTCTTCATCTCCTCTTTAACCTCACCTAAAAGCTTATTCATGACCATAGTTACTTTCTGGTCTTCTTTTCTATTAATAGCTTCTTGGTTTATGGTTACGACTTTGGTATCTAAAGGTCTATGTAAATCTTCACCTAATAATAAATCTATTTTAGGTTGTACTATTGGGTAATTAACTAGTCGAGCTGGATAGTTATACCCATATTGCTCTGTAAGGTATTTATAATCATCTCGATTAAAGTCACCATTATATATGTCGTAATTTCTTACATCTTTTAATTGATACCTGTTCTCAGGACTATCTACATGACCAGTGTGATTAACAATTGCATCAAGCATATGTTCACACCACTTCTTATCTTTTTTAGAATCAGGTAGTAGTTGACTAGGAAAGTTCTTCATTATCTTGTGTGTTTAACAGGTATTCCATTATTATCGTATTTATAATATACAAATCCGCTTTCTTTTATAGATTCTTTTTCTCTATCTTTAACTTCAATTGCAAAGTTATCATTTTCGTGGATTAAACACAAACCAAATGCAATTGCTCTATCCGTGTTGCGTGAACCCCAATCACATAGCTCATCTAATAGGTCTATAAACCAGATTTCGTCTCCTCTTTCTTTTATGTAGTCATACATTAACGACTCCATATATGCTTTAACTTGCTTATTCATATGCACACCATAATTGTTTCTGGTTTTAGTACCAGGTGAATGTGCTGATCTAGGTTTAGTCTTGAGATACTTTTGAGCTCTATTTCTCAAAAAGTAGTCCAATATACCAATTTTTGTATATTCAACTAGCATTTTTGCATTATAATACACTGCAAGCTTTAAGCAACCCTCATAAAATTGATCTGCTGTTTCAGGTCTATCAGTATATTCAGCTATTGGTAATCTATAAGGTTGATTAGTGTCTGCTATTCTTCTAAATATAATTGCAGAACCCATTGATTCTGATGCCCCAGCCTCGTCTTGATCATACGAGTCAATACCACCAACATCTAATCCCTGAAGGTGAGGTTGTGGTTCGTGTAATATTTTATAAGGACCATGAGGGTGGGGCGTAAACTTAACTTCATTAGTTAATCCATTATCGTCTATTACCCAATCAAGACATCCAGTTGTAATGTGTTGTTCTGGATGCGCTAGTGTTTGCACCCTAGCCCTCTGCTGATTAAGCAATGCTATGTCAAACCTAGAACCTTTTGTTTTCAGGAAAGCTTCCTGTACAGTTAAGGGGTAGTTTTGTAAATGCAAATTGTATGCCTTACTATCCCCACCACCATCTAATATCTTTTGACGCTCTCCTTCTATATACTCATAAGCCTTTCTTTCATCATCAACTCCAGTCTTAGGGCTAAAGAATCCGTGTAATGCCCTTGATGCAGGAATAAACATCGGAATAAGATTAAATGCATCAGCATTATAATACATATCCATAAAGTCAGCAGATGCTGCATCAATATCACCACCAGTACCACCCACTACAGGTACTCCGTACTGCATTGCTCCATCCATGAAGCAAGCTTTCGATGACATGTATGCATTCTTCAGTCTCTTAAACTCCCCTGCCTCTTCAAATATCATTATAGATAAACGCTCACCTTTATACACCTCTGGATCATCCATTGTTCTACAGTGTATCACAGACTGATAGCCTCCTATCTCCCAACGCCCTTCAGCGTTCTTCTGCCTATACCCTGCCCGTAACACATCCTTAGTATCCTTTAACCACCCGTGCCGAAAATTCGGATGTTGATTCATCAACCCTTTTTTTGTTTTCTCAAAAAACGAGTTAGCTGTCACACCGAGTCCAGCCGCAATTCCTACTTCGGAATGCGGAAAGAAAGTAAATTCATGACCTACTAGTCCAGAGTTCATATAAGAGAACCCTTTATCTCTAGCTTTAATAACGATCATTCCTTTACCTTCCTTACGGCAAGTATCAAATAGCATAAAGTACTCCTTATCCATATCCCGATACCATGGATATATAAGAGATTTACGGTTTGAATCAGTACCATCATTCCCAAGAATCATGTAGTAATTCAGATACCAGTAATAATTACCAGGTATCCACTCCCCACCAGGGGGTTTATAACCGTGAATGCACCTATGCATCTCCTCTTCCCAATAATCTTGATAAGCAAGACTACTTACATCTAGATTGGGGTGCCCGTTATTGGGTATGGGCCTGTAATGTTGTACGTTGAATTTCTTAGGCATCCTTAAGTCTTACAGCTCTATCCTCTAAAAAGCTCAGAGTCTGTTCACCACTAATTGTTTTTCTTTCTCCTCTACGCTCAATGGCCTCTAAGAGAACAGTTCTTGTTCCCAACAGCTTCTCTATACCAATCATAACCTTCTGCAACTCCTCTGCAGTCTCCTGATCCAAGTGCCAATTATTAATTAATGTAGTATACTGGTCTATCTTTTTATTGAACGCCTCTAACTGATCGTCAAGAGGATCTCTCTGTAGTGCTCTATACTTATCTATACCTGCCTGCACTAAAGGATGTTTAATGTCAGCCCATTTGGGCTTCCCAAAGATGTCTGATATAATCTGCCGATAACGGTCTTTCTCATTTAGATACCTATAAGGTGAATCGTAGTCCTGACTCAAAGCTATAAACTTCATAGCCTTCTGCCCTAACTTCTTTTCCTTTAATATCTTTTGGAACTCTGGAACAGCTAATACACCGTTATCCTCATCCACTATGTCCTCTCCTTTCTTACTTATCTTTAATAGATACATTTATGCTCTCTCTAATTTATATATAAGCATAAAACTTCCTACGTCCATGCTACTAGAATAACCAACAGGTACCTCTACCTCTTCATAGTCATTTGTCTTCTCATTATAATATATATAGTTTAAAGTCTCCACTATCGGATCATTAAAATATATACCTCTTTCTAATATCTTCCAGTCATGATCTATCAACCAAACATCTATCTCATTGTCGATAGCTATACTTGGTGCGAAATCCGAAAAATCATCTGTTACATATACTAGTTCTAAGTCTCCCTGCTCATTTCTCTCTATATCCCCAAACGGAGTCTCTATAAAACTTTTCACGATGTCTTTTAGTTTTGGCATTAATACTTCTTTTTTGGCTTAGTCTTAGGCTTTGTCTTTGTCTTTGTCTTTGTTTTTGAATACCCCATTAGTATGTGAATTTAGGATTAGACTTACGAGCTTTGCACTTTTTACACTTGCAACCCTTTTTGCATTTCTTCATAATAGTATTGTTTCAGCAAATATAAAAAAATTTTTTTAGTTGTGAGGAAGTGATACCCTATGCTGTACACCCCGTGTGCTTCCCAAACTTTTAGGCTCCGCCACCTAACAATCAAAATTAATTAACTAAATTCATTTCAATCATGAACATTGTATCTAAAGAAACATTCGAACAGATCAAGGCAGGTGTAAAACTTGCAGGTAGAGTAACTAAGCACACTGCTAACCAAGCAGTACACACAGTGCAAAGAAAACCACAACACAAACAGATCGCAAAGCATGCGCGTCAAATGGAGTGGAGATGTGCAACTAAAGTAGCTAAAACAACTGCTAAAGTAACTGCAACATGTGCTGTTGCGTTAGTTGGTGGACTATTCACTGCTATTATTGCAGATTAAACACGAGTGTAAACGAGTGATACACTCTAATTACCCAAAATATCACTCAAAAACAGTTAAAACAATCACAGAACTATTATTTATAGACGCTGACTAGAGTACGGTGCGGAAAAGAGATGTATCTCATTCTACCCGTTGTAAACAGTGCTATATATTTAGTAGTTCATTAAATCATTGGAGGACAATAAAATGAACACAGAAGATAAATTAATTCAAGAGTCGTTAGACATTAAGAAAGTATTAAATGTTCTTGAAAAGGACAAAATGGATCATCAAGATTCACTTGTCACTTGCATTGTTCATGGTGAAGAATCTGTTAACAAATGGAATATAAAAGCTGACAGATTAAACTATGAAATAGAAGAAAAAGAACGCAAATTAGAAGAACTGATAGCATTTATTGCTGTTGGTTATCCTGCGTATAAAACTGTAAACGCATCGTCTGTATTAGATGTGTACAAGGAAAAAGTGTGGGAGTATAAAATCAAGAACGGTTTAACAACTGCTAAAGAAAGAAGAAATTTAGATTTCGACTGGAAAAGCAGTATGTAATACAAAAACAAGTAATAACTACCGACTATTACATTGTATAACTAAAAGGTAAAAAGGAGGATACAAGTATGAACTATGAAGTTTTAGCTAAGAAAGGAGATAGTACTATAGTATTAATCTCTGGATGTTCTGAATCAGCAGCACTTACAACTGTTGCTGAAGCATTAACAAACGACTACTTTAAAGGTAGAACGTTTAGTGTAGAACCTATTCTTGCAGGAACTATTCCTGTAACAAAACACAGCTTATTAAAGAAATAGGCTGCCATCTACAACTTTAAATTCTGCTTGCTCACTGTGAACTAGTCACTACGATTAGTATACAGCTGGGCAGCCAGAAAGTTGTAAAGACAACTGTGCTATCTCGTATGGAGCAAAGTATCTGATCCAAATACATTCCTGTATAAGTCGTCAACTATTTCCGTTGGGAAAACAAATGTATAAAATTATTTACTAACTCGCAAAGAATTTTGCGGCTGGAGAAAACTATTATGAAAAAACTTATCGATTTATTCAAGTTCATTGGTATTCTATCAATCAACGTTATATTACTGTTTATGTTCGCATTAACAGGTTCACTGAGTATGCTATTCTTATTACCATTCGGTATATTTTGTATGGCATTAATCCTAAATGATTCATCGCTATGAATGCAGGAAAATTAAACACAAAAATGCAGGATGTAACATTCCCTGTAGAGCTAGATGTTGAAATATATGTCAACACAGAAATTATCAACGAACAAGTAATCCTTGAAAATCAAGACGATTATCTTGATTATGTTGAAGAAATGTCTAACAATATCTTATTTAAGAATTGGCATTACGACTTTCATGTAAAAGAATTAACCGTAAACAACTCAATGTTATGAAAAGAAAAGCGATACTCGTAGGCTCTAAAGATAGAGCTAAAGTAAAGAAGCGTAGAAGACGCATCGGAACGTTCACCTCTGAGGCAATTAAATTGCAAAGAGAAAAGTTTAACGCTATGTCAACATGGGATAGAATCCTTGCTGACGTATCAAACCTGTAGGCCTTGAGGCTGTTAGACAGTTCGTTGCTGTCTACAGGTACTATTATTAACCAAATCAATCAAACGGAGCGGAGCCTACCTTAGTGACTCAAAACATTATGAACAAGAAAAATATATTCGACAACATCTCAACTGAAGATGCACAAATGTTACAGCAGTATGCTGAACAATTAGCTAAAGACAAAGCAGAGTCAAAGACTAAATACACACTTAACCATATGGTGCGTGATGTTGCAAAGACTATGACTGTAACAACTACTGCATTGTTTACTTTATTATTGTTCTGTGGAACATCTGAGTAAACAAATAACCTGTAGGCCTTGAGGCTGTGAGGTGACTCGTTGTCACCTACAGGTACTATTAACTAAACTTAAATTATTATGGATAAGAAATTCATAGCACAGTGCAAAGAGCACTCAACAAGAAGCCAATGTTATACACCAGACAACTGGTTAAGTACAATTGGAGCTCATTTATGTGAGCTAGGTGTTTTCGTTCTAGGAGCTTACAGTGAGCTACCTAGAAAAGAACCAAGAACTAGTAATTGGATAATTAACTAAACTTAAATATTATGCCACTGTATAAGCATCCTTGTAAAGATTGTACGTTTATAGGTACATTCAAAGAACTCTCTGAATATGGAGATAAACAAACAGAAGATGGTGTTAAGTATTTTGATGTTGATGTTTACATCTGTCAAAAGAAAAACATTCTTCGATCTTATGTTATGTGTAGATACTCTGACAGTGTATCAGATGAAACGGCATGTATGCTGCATGACTGGATAAAAACCATGTTTGCACAAAATAACATGTCAATATTAAATTCTTATCACTTATTATAAACTAAATAACTAATGTCTTACAGGTTAAAACAAAAGACGTAAACTAATCCTGAGAATGCGTATGAGTACAATTAAAATTAACAAGTGGAACGATAGAAATATTGTTAACATGAAAGCAAAGAATGGTAAACGCGTTGTAGTGTTTACTAACAAGTGGGCTAAAGTTCCTGCTAACATATACAACCTTGGAGCCAATGCTTTTAGAGGTTGGATGAAAAAGCAAACAAATTTACGACTCGTTAAAGTGTATGAGAACGATGAAGTAATGAACTTTAGTCTTGTAACAAAATCATACTATAACAAATATAATAAACTATAGAAACTATGGCAAACATTCAAGAATTACTCGGAGCAAAAGCTAAAGCTGTTACAACTAACAGTTACATTGTTGTAAACAACAACAAGAGAAATGGTAAACGATTCAAATCTAAAAGAGTTGTTAGGTTTGAGCGTAAAAAGTATGCAACTGAGAAGTTTGCAAATGCAATATTAAACTATTGCTTAGGATATAAACTTAAATACGCAAAATAATGGACAAACAAAACTTAGTAGACAAGGCGTTTAACCTGTGCATAACAGGTTTTGCTATTGCATTGGGTACTTTGCTCTTCGCCTCAATTGTAGGCGTTGTAGCATCGTTCCTAATAGGACTTGCACCTGTAGTAGCTGGTGCGATAGTAATAGGACTAATATATTATAGATTTAAAGAATAGTCAATAAACTTGACTTTTCGTTTATTTAATTTGTAAAAACAATAGTTATGAAACAATACATTGAGAATGAAGACGGATTAAAAACACATATACTTTACAATGGTAAAATGTGTAAACTGCATCATCCTAAAGGATGGAGAGAAGTAGAATATTCAACATATTTAGGTCCTTTTACAGACTCTAATGGACATAGCTATGACTTAGGTGTTTATAAAAGGGTTAGAACTTTTGATTCTGGAACAAAATATGTGCAAATTTCTGATGCTATAGTATATGCTGATGAAGCACCTTTTTATTCGTCAGACAATGCTAAATCCTTATGGGAAGACGTAACATGTCTAGAGATTAGACATCTCCCTAAAAAATACAATTCAGTTGAAGAGTATTACAAATCACATGAGTCTTCATGGGAATGTTATCAAAGAGCGTTAAAGGCTGGTATATTCGATGACATTGAGTCTATAGAAAAACCATGGAAATCATTTGAACAACAGAGAAAAGAAAACAAATTAAGAATCGAAGAAATGAAAAAATGGGGATAACTAAAGAAGAATTTTACGAGAGCTTAGAAGAAGCAAGACGACCAAAAATTGGTATAGATCCTAACGACTTACCAGAAGGTATATATCAATACGCAAAGAATTTGTGCGAGTCTGAATTGGCAGGAGATTGTTTCCTTACAATATTACCTCTTACACCTGAAGGTGAAGAAGAAAGACTAGAAGAAATAAAATGGCTAGACTTTGGCCACATAGATCATAACTTTTATTACAAAGGAGAAATGTTTAACCTAATGCTTATTTATCATGACTAAAGATTTAGAATTTAAACCTACAGACTGGGGCGGACACGCAGCTTATGTAGATGTTGTAAACAATTATGCATTAAGCATTGTATACGGTGGTATTGCAAAATGTGATGAAAACACTTTTGAAGTAGCCGTAATGTATAAACATGAAATAGACTATAAAGGATTTGGTGATCCTTTAGGTTATCAAACTCCTGAGCAAATAGAACAATTAATTCAAAAGATTAAAAACAAGTATATGGAAAATAAGGTAGATTATATTACACCTATTAAAGATCAACTAGACGAAAACATGCATTTGCATTGCTCTGTCTTTATAACAATAGGCAGTCAAATAGAGACACCAAGATATTACAACTACGGTGGTTATGACGAAGAAACTAAAAAAATAAAAATAAGAAGCACTCAAACAGATAGATTATTCTTTTGGGTAGACATTAGTGACCAATCAGAAGAATATATTAATGATTTCATGTATACAATAGATATAGTAAGTGAGTTCTGGGCTCAATTCAAAGAATACAGAACAAACTTTTTAAAAGAAAATTATCCAACTATAGACAGAAACTAATTATGGAAATGACTAACGCAGATTATTTTAACGAAACGAAAAGAAAAATAGCAGAAGAAATAAGAATAAAAAAAAGAAATGAAGAAAAAGCATACAAAGAACCAGAACAACATTATGTTGCAAGAGATCTTTTAGAGGTCAAAGAAGAAATAGGTAAACTAATAGATAAACAATTACAAGACATCATAGATCAATCTAATTATATTGCAAAGAAAAATCTTGGCTTAATTAGATATACAGCAGGTTATCATCATGGTCATAATATACCAGATAATATGACATATGATGAAGCAGTAGAGTTTTACCACAAATACAAACATAAAGCTTACTTATCTATATATCCAGTAAACGATGAAAGAGGCGTTGAAGGTCCTTTATTTTGTTATGGAGGACATACTGGGTATGTTAATAGAATAGATCCTGAACTAGAAATAGCATGTCCTAGACACTATCCTCGTAAAGCCGTAGAACAACTAATAAAACAATTAAAAGAACAACAAAAAGAAGAAGTATGAGCACACAAGAATTTTTACTAGCAAGAGTTGAGGCTTTTCAAAACAAAGTTATACAACTTGAAGAAGAGTTAAAGTTAGAAGGCCAAAAAAGAGGAAGTCTTGAATGGCACTACGAAAAGAAAAAGAAATTAGAATTAAATGAGATTAAACAAGAAGTTGAAAAATTTAGAAATAAACTTTTTTATACTGAAAGAGAGAGAGATGCATTAATATTAACTATGAAAAAGAATAAAAAGCGTATCGAAGAGCTTGAAGCAGAAGTTAAATTAGAAAACGAAAACAAACGAAGTCACGTTGTAGGCTTACAATTACAAATTGATGACTTACAAGAAGACAACAACAAGTTAGTAGAAGTAATCAAAGGGCTTGACCCTACAAATCCAATTTTACAACATCTTACACTATGATAGATCCAACAGAAATTAAAGACGTGCCCTGCAGTTGTTGTGGGGCATTTGTATCGGAAGACGATTTACAAAATACAGACCACGACTGGGGTGTGTGTTACGAATGTGAAAAAGAACTAGAGAAATTATGAACAAAGACTTAATAATGGACTGGGATATTGCTGTCACAGAATACTACAATCAATTTAATAGGCACGAACTAGAGCTTATATACTTTGATTGGTTTGCAGAAGCTGGAAAAGAAGGCTTAGACAAAGACACTATGATGAAAGAACTTATCGAAGATGAGTATAATTATAGGATAAACGACACTGTCGAAGATTTAAAAGAAGAAATAGAATACTTACAAGAATATACAATATTATGACAATTAAAGAATACGACAATTTTATCAAGCAGATGAACGAGCTGCGTAGAGAACTAGTATCTATTATAGAAATGTATCAAGAATTAACAGGAGAGTATGTCGATCCTGATGACGTATGTTTATTGGATATGATAGATGAATTAAAAACTAAATTTAAAAAGATAGCATGAAAGGCAATAAACTTATAGCAGAATTTATGGGGTTACGAATAAACCATTACGGAGACTACAACATAGATAAAAAGATTATGGGCTTCGATATGATTGTATGCTCACTTGCTGATACAAAGTTTCATTCCTCTTGGGATTGGCTTATGCCAGTAATTGAAAAGATACAAGACATATTTGTTGACGATCCTGAATTAGATTGGCAACTTTATGATGACATTAGATTTAATGTACCGTATTTAGACGATACATATAACTCAGTATTGCATGCTATTAATCAATATAACAACAAATAATTATGAAAAAAACAGTAAAGAAATTGTATGAAAGTCAAACACAAGACGTAAAAGATTTACGAAACTTTATGTTTGCAAAAGATTATAATAAATACATAGACAAGTATAGTCAATCTAAAAAAGATGGCATTGAAAATACTATGTCAATAGGTAGAAAATGTGTAAAAACAGCAACCGTTCTAGCAACTGGCGTTGGTATGATTATAGGTGGTTTGTTTGGAACTATATTAGAATAATTATGGACCCAGTATTTTATTATGCTTTAGCAGGAAATGTAGTAGCATTTCTAACTATATACTTTTTGTATAGAGATAAACCAGAAGATAACTTTAATGATTAAACAAGTTAAAAGAAAAGCCATGACTATTAGACCTAGTGGTAGGTCAACAGACTATATCACACCGTCTTTTGGTCACGGCTGTTTGTACAATTGCAGTTATTGTTATATGAAGCGTCACAAACCAAAAGGTTTAGACGTTGCTAGCAATCACAAAGACATATTAGAAAACATATTAGTACACAGTAGATTTTCAGATGCAGAAAAGCCTAATCAAACACATCCTGTGTACACTACATACGATGTTAGCTGTAACGAAGATTTTGCTCTTCACGCAAAATATCATAAGTGGCAAGAAATATTTCAGTTTTTTGTAGATCAACCTGACCTTATGGGCTCGTTTGCTACAAAATATGTAAACCCTAAACTACTTGACTTTAACCCAAAAGGTAAAATCAGGATAAGGTTTAGTTTAATGCCACAAAGATTGGCAGATATACACGAACCAGGAACATCTAAAATAATTGATCGCATAAAAGCTATAAATCCTTTTATAGAAGCAGGATATGATGTTCATGTAAACTTTAGCCCAGTAATATTATATAGAGATTGGGAAAAAGATTATTCAGAATTGTTTGATATGCTTAATGATTATGTAGACTACAAAAATCAAGTGTATGCAGAAGTTATATTTCTGACACATAACGAAGGTAGGCACGAACATAATCTTAAAGATAATCCTAAAGCAGAGCAACAGCTGTGGGTTCCACATCTGCAAGAAACAAAAACATCACAATACGGTGGTAAAAACTTAAGGTATATAAGAAGCTTAAAAGCAAGATACATTAAACGATTTAAAGAGATACATGGCTCTATAATTCCGTGGAACAAGATAAGATATATCTTTTAAATCCGTCACAAATGACAGTAACAGTTTGGTTAAGGGAAGAAATTGTCCTAAATTGGGCACATTACAAAAACGACCTGCAAAGAATATTTCACATGACCACAAGAGAGCCAGGCGATCTTGATATGGTTCAAGTAAATATAACATTAGAAGAGTATAAAAAAATTAAATCACACTTATTATGAAAAAAGGGTATCACGATTATGTTCCAGAAGTAAAGGTTGAAAAGAAAGCACCTAAAAAATACAAGAGCGGATCAAGCTCGTTAACAGTTCTTAATACAATACCTAAAAAACCTGTAGGCTATTTAATGCATATGGGAAACATTGTGCAGACAACAGACAAAAAAGGCAATATTAATGTTGACAGTTTTGTCTTACAGTTTGGAACACAGGCACCAAAGCCTGGTCCAAATAAAGTACATATTAATCCTGCAACAGCTCACGCATCAAGGTTACTTGACAAGTGAAAGAACGCAAAACTCTATGGTGGTGTAAATATAAAATAAGAGTTTGGAAAGAAGTTTACTCTAATAAAACTAAATCCACTAAACTTTCACATTTACATAGAGATTATAACGTAGAGGGATTTTTAAAAGGTAATTGTCCTAATGACCTTACCGACACAAAAATAAACTCTAGAGCTATGAGTAAACACATAGAAAAATATAAAGGAAAGTATTCCTGCAAAGTAGAAATTGTAGGAGAAATAGAACGGCTTTCATCTCATGGCCGAACAACTTATGAGATATAACCAAATCAATTAATAACACGCTTATGAAAAACACACAGTTAAAAGAAATCGGATTAGATTTTACAGTATCAAAAAGACCTTTATGCAGAATAGACAAACAAGTGTCTGTTAATGAATTAGGTCAATTAGCAACACATGATAAACTTGTGGAAACAAATTGGTATGCAACAACTAACGACTCAACAGATGAGTCGCTTGGTGTTGTTGGTAACCAATACACTGTTACACAAAACGAACAAATTATGGAAACATTAGAAGAAATAGCTAAAGACAATGGCTTTACAATTAGTCATTCAGGTCCACTAAACGGTGGTAGACAATGCTTTGCACAGCTTAGGCTTAACGAATCTAAAATCGTTGGGCCAGACGAGCTTATAAAGTATGTAGTTGCAACGTGGGGTCACGATGGCAAACACGGAGTTAGAATAGGATATGGTAACAGAGTAGTTAGTTGCTCTAATCAATTCTATCAATTCCACAATAAAGCTCAATACAAGCTTAGACACAACTCAACTATTGAGGAGTCTTTGCGTGCTATACCTATCATTATGAACGAATACAAAGATTTTGAAGATGATATGTATAGAAAGTTTGAAGAGTGGACTAAAGTTCCTATCTGGACTGACAGAAAGATTATGGATTTTAGAAATGATTTATGGAAAGACTTGTTAGATATAGACAAGAAACTATCTATAGAAGAATCTAGAGAGAAATACTCTACACGCAAATGGAATGCTGCAATGGATTTACAGCAATCTATTAACACAGAAATGCAAGTCCATGGTGATACACTATGGGGTTTGTTTAACGGTGTTACACACTTTGTAAACCACAAGAAATCTGTGCCTAACAGACCGTTTGGTAGAGATGAATCACTTATTATAGGTGGTGGTGCAAAACTTGCAAACAAAGCCTACAAGATGATAGACGCATTTGCTGAAACACTTTAATTAACAGGGGGGCTTCGGCCTCCCTTTTTAACCTTTAACTAAAACTAAAACTATGGGAAACATGAGTTACTGCAGGTTTGAAAATACCCTGCGAGATTTAGAAGACTGCCACAGTGCATTAAATCGTATTTATGATGAAGTAAATGAAATGTCTAAATACGAAAAGAATGCAGTAGTAGAGCTTGTTGATTTATGTAAAATAATATCACACGAGTGGGCTGTAGATGAAATCGAAGAAATAATTAAAGACGCAGAAACTAATGAAGATAACTAAAGAAATTGTTGAACGCTTAGAATGGTATGATGGCGGAGACGGCATCGAATATGAGAAATGGATAGATCCAGAAACAAACAAAATATGGACAGTACCAATAGAGATTATAAGAGACTTTTATGAATCATACAAAGAAGACTAATATGAGTAACGTAATAACACAAAGAATAGCAGAGTACGACTTAAGCGACTTTATGCATTATGAAATTAAAATGTATTTAGAAAACAAAGATGAATTTCTAGAAAGATATGAGTTTTATAAACTTGACGGAGAAGAAGCCAATAGAGTTGGTGATTTAAAAGAATCAGAAGTCACACAAGAAATAATAGAAGATGTGGTATGGCGTGACGAACTGTTACCTGGCGATGCTTGGGAAACATTTGAGCACGACATGGGGTATTTTGACCAATATATAGGAGAAACTTTTTCCGTTATTGGAACCAACATGGGTTGGCAAAATAGAACAGGACAAAAAGACGTAGAAGTAACAGGCGGCATGGATTTATTTGAAGCTATACAGCTTAACACTGATTTTACTGTTAGATTTTGGAGAGACTCTGATGACGAGCCTGGCGTTTACCGTGCAAGCATGTCACATCACGACTCACCTACGGGAGAATATTATGAATTTTCACTAAAACAATAACTATGAAAAACTACAAATTAATTTACATTCCTCACGGGCATGAAAATGCAGAAGATCCATCTGACTATAAACAATGGATTGACATAGAAGCAGAGTGTATAGACGATGCTATAGAAGATGCTCAAAAATATGGGCAAATGGTTAATATATTTGAAGATGCAAAATATGAAAACTGATAGATTATACATTATATACTACACAGAAAGTAGTGGCAACAGATATGCTGAAGCTGTTACTGACAACCTTGATGGGTGGATTAAATATCATAATTCAGGAAGGGAAGAAGAAGATAAAGAAGAGTTAGATGATTTTGAAATAGAAATAATAAATTATTTTAAACACAATTAATATGATAGGAAAAATGTTTAAACCAAAAGATAAGATTGTAATACTTGACAGTGAAACATCAAGTGTTGTAATATTAGAAAACATTCCTGAACAGGAAGCTATAAATAATTATTACGATGGCGATTGGGAACTTTGGCTTTATGATCTATCTAAAGATAGAGATGATATGCCAAACATACTAAATTGTAATTGGCAGTGGATTACAGGTAAAAACGCAATAGAAACAATTAAACTTTAAACTATGGGAGCAGAATCTTTTGAAATTCTATCAGTAGGTAGATTTAAAACAGCAGGCGAAGCTTATTCGCATGAATGCGCAGAAGCAGAGTATGAATGTGGACATGACCCTTACAATGGTACAATTAGCACAACAGACGGATGCTATAGGAGAACAGGTTTTCCAAGATACGGAACCAGGAAATTTGATGGCTGGATTGGAAGAGAAATAGATGAAATGGACAAACGAGATTGTCGATTTATAGAGCTCGAAGGAGCTGCATTAAAAAAAGCAAAAGAAAGGTACGGATATAAAGGTAAGAAAGGCATTAAAGCTTTCTACTTTTATGGATGGGCCGCATGTTAAATTTAAAACCAAGAAAAATGAGAACAGAAGAACACCAAAAGTTTCTAATTGAACAGTACAATAGAAACAGACCTGCTGAAAAACAGGTTACAGATATGGGTGAGCTTAATAGAGCTTTACTTACTACTGAAATTAAATATGTAGGTAGAAACGTTACGCTTAGTGAAAGACGGGTATTTCATAAGTATGGCGAAATTACAATCAACATACCTAAAGACATACCTCAAGATGATGTTCATCAATGGCTTATGGATAATGAGCATACATGGGAAAAGGATCTTGATAAAGCTTTGGCAGAATCTAACTATGAATTTGGATTTGGCTTTGAAGACCGTAGAGGTATGGAAGAGCATGACCAACCAACAGAATCAAGATATGATATTAACGGAGAAAACTATGGAGGGCACTTATAATGAATGAAAAAGATTTAACACAAAAGCAAAATTCTATAGAGTTGTTAGAAAAACAAAGAGCTATAGAAATGTTAGAAAAGCAAAATGTAATTTATACAATTGCTTTAGATCAAGTCTGGGACAATCTATATGATGAAGAAAAAGATAGATTAGAGTGGGCTTGGGAACAAATGGAAAGTGAACTAAACACATTGCAGAATGAAAACACAGGAAAAGTACTTAAGCGGTTATTCGATCAGTGGGGACACGACAATAGCGAAAGTAAATAAAGGAAAACTAAACAAGGTCTATGGCGATGCTGTAGACTTTGTTTCTAACCTTGTTGGAGTAGATCCTATTGAAATGATAAAGCAGAATAGACGCAGAGATTTATCTACAGCTCGTCACGCATTAGCATACTATATGAGAAAGCATACAGATTTAAGCCTTCAGCATATAGGAAAATTAATGGGCGGTAGGCATCACGCAACTATACTACATAGCTGTAAGTTGATAGAGGAATCTGCTCCTTATAATTTTTACATAAGAACTATTAAAGAATCTATAGATTGCTTAGTTGTAGAGCAAAATAGAACTTTAAGACAAGAAATATTGCGATGCTTAAAAGTTTATACTACAGATAACACAAGAGCAGAAGCGATAATAAAGGTAATCAATCAATATGTTAAACCAAATCAATTAGAAAATGAGAGACACTAGTTTAATGGCTTACTCTGAACTTATGGAAAGTGGTAAGCTACAGAAAATGGAGAAATTAGTATTACAAGCTTTTGCAGACTTAGGAGGTAAGGCTACTAATTATCAAGTATCAGAACATTTAAAATTACCTATAAACCAAATCACAGGTAGAACAAATTCATTAGTAAAGAAAAGTGCAGTTTACGCTTACGACAGGGTAAAGAATAAAGCAACTGGTAAGCTTAACTGGGAGTTTAGAATTTACCCTGATTTATTTAATTCAATTAATAACTAAAACTAAAAACTATGCCAAATCATTGTAGTAATTACCTGACAGTATCAGGTAAAAAAGAAGACATGAAAAAGTTTTACGACAGCTTATCAGCTATGCCTGAAAAAGACGCTTCTGATAGTTATGACGAAGAAGGTAGAGTATTTGACTTTAACGACTTTATCTTTAGACCTAAGAGCTTAGATATAACATCTGGCTCTGGCGTAAAAAGAGCTTTAGAGGTCTTGGAAGGTAAAGCTAATATGGGTCCTGGAGGAGACTATCCTAATCTTACAGAAAAAGATCTTGAAGAAGCTAAAATCTACAAAAGCAATGTAGAAAAATATGGCTTTGGAGATTGGTATGAATGGTCTTATCATTACTGGGGAACTAAGTGGAATGCTTATGACGGTTATATAAGCAATGTAGAGCCTGAATGCTTTCAAGTTAGCTTTAGTACGGCTTGGTCACCGCCAACACCTGTAATAATGGCAATATGCAAAAAGTTTCCTGAGCTATACATAGAAATGGAATACCAAGAAGAAGGTATGGGCTTCGCAGGAACTATGGGTTCTGATCCAGACAGTGAGTTTTATGACCACGAAGGTGAGCTAATCTACTTAAGCGAATGCTGTAACGAGGATGTAAACGGCGACAGTCACGAAGAGTGGTGTGAAGAAAACGATAAAGAAACCTGGGAAACCTGCCCCAAATGTAAGCAGGAATGTGAATCAATAACTGAAATTAAGTATAACTAAAACCAAAATCAAATGAACAAACAAATCAAATTTTCAAAAGGAATTGTTAATCCTGTAATGGATAAAAACAATAACGCTGGTATTGACATATTGTTAACACCAGAAGACATAAAAAACTTTTCTACACCGAAAGGTTATTTACCCGTATCTATAAGAATAGACGAGAAAGGTAAATACTATGCGTATAGATCAAACCATAGGATTGCACCACTTGCAACTGACTTAGTAGATGATGTATACGATTTAGCTCGTATTGCAGTAGAAGAAGTACCGCATCACGATTTGGATGCTGTATCTGAAGCTTTACATATGGAAGAATATAAAGAGGTTAACGACCACCTTAATAAAGAGTCGGTACATATTAACACAATAATAAATAAAGTAAACGAAGAATGGAAATCACGATAAACGCAATTTTTTGTTTAGTATTGGCTCTTGCTATATACCAAACAATGATGTTTCTAGTAGACGTATCTAACGCTACAATAGACGGAATAAACGAAGGTGAAGGTTACATAGATAACAGGCATTTTATATTAAGCTGGAGTCTTGTAATAGTAGCTTATTTTATTAAATCAACACTTTTATTATGAAAATAGGAACAAAATTAGTAGATGTCAGAAACATGACACAAAAGGAAATAGACAACGAAGGTTGGGATTATTATTCCCAGTCAGACAATATTAAAGCTTTAGTGTTTGATGACGGGAGTGTAGTATATCCATCTATGGATTACGAAGGTAATGGTCCTGGAGCCATATTTGGCTATAAAAATGTTAAGGGTAAACCTGAACACTTTGCCTTTTGATAATAGAAGCTATTGCTTTGACATATGAAGCAGCGTTACGCCAAGCAGAAATCCCAGAAGGAGCATTACTGTTCGATTCAAAGATTCCTGCTAAGGCTAACTCTGATATATGGATAAAGCGTCTAGAGCGAATGTATCAGAATAAAGGGATGACTAATCGATTAAAAGGTATACATGGTGAAATAAAGAAACGCCATGGAAAATCCCTGTTAAGAGATTTGAATCGTGCCTTATCTGGTGTGTTAGTAATAGAATTGTCAGGTGCTGAACTGAAGCGGCACAGAGAGTCCAATAATATGAAATGGACTAGAAATAAAGTCTTCAGATTTATAACCTTTAATGATATATAGTATGTTTAAGAAAATTATGGAAAATCCTGTATCAAAACTTTTGTTTCAAGCAGGTGTAATTTATGCAGGTTTAGCTTTTATGAGTCAAATGATTATGGTAATTACAGCTATGTATGCACCCTATGTTATAGGTGCTTTATTAGTAATAATTTCCATACTAAATGTAAAGCTAAAAGACTTGTCTAACTAACTCTAAATTTGTATCTTCACATGCCAATGAAAAAATCAAAAATTGACCAAATTTGCGAAGAAGTTGCATACGATTTACAGCTTGATAAAAAGCTTGTAAAAGAAGTAGTGCAAGAATTATTTGTAGAAGTAGCGTCATCACTTGTATTTAAAAAACAGCATGTTCTGTTAAGGGGTTTTGCTAAAATAGTAATAAGCGGAATAGCAAAAAGTAAATATAAATCTTTCAATCCAATGCAGTACGAAACTCGTGCTGAAGAGGAATGGAAAAAAACTGAAACAGATGAGCAAAGAAAAGCATGAAGCTTGGAGAGAAATGTTAAAAAGATCTAACGAATCAAGAGATGATACGTTTGAATCTTGGATTATTGATTCTACAGATCCCGAAGAGTGTTGCGAAGAACAAGAAGACTGCGAAAACTGTGAGTCTTAGTGCTACCGCACAACTATTTATTTAACCATTTATTAACCTTCCTAAAAACTAAATCATGGGAAAAACCAAAGCCGAGGTCTTAAACGACCTATTCAAAAAGTGTAACCTCACCACAGAGGATGTACACAAGCACAAGTTCTATACTATTATAACTCGATCTGGAATTGAAAAAGTTCAGGCGGCTTATAATATAGATGTAAACTACGAGATAGTTAACCTCTCAGACGACCACAAACATTGCTTAATTAAAGCAGTTGGCATTATGGGAGAGTCTCGTACAGAAACATTTGGAGAGTGTGCTCCTTCTAATAATAGCAACGCTTATCCTGTTGCTATGGCAGAAAAACGTGCATTATCTCGTATTGTTCTAAAACTTGCAGGATTATATTCTCAAGGGGTATTTGGCGAAGATGAGGCACCGTCCTTTTCTGCGTCACAGAATCCTAAAAAGAAACTTGACCCTGCAACTTACAAGTCTATGATGGATATTGTTAAGTCAGATCCTGAAAGAGTTTTAGATGCATTGCCTAAATACCAACTAACACCTCAACAAGAAGAGGATTTAGTAAGTGCGGCTAACGCTGCGATATAGTAGATTTCGAGAGCACCAAGCGTGAGTTGGGCAATTTCTTTTACTGTAATAGGAGGGGACCTTTATATTCTTGGTCGTTTATGCAGTCCTCTCCTGTTATTTTTTTAACCGAGTCGAATATAACAGACTCAAAAATCAATTAATTATGAGTAATTTACAAATCACAGGAACAATTAAAGTTATTACAGAAGTACAATCAGGAGTTTCTAAGTCCTCTGGAAAAGAGTGGAAGAAACTAACATTTGTTATTGGTACAGGTGGTGAATATCCAAAGGATGTTTCATTCACGGTATTTGGTAACGAAAAAGTAGACAACTTTGTTAAATATAATAAAGTAGGTCAGATGGTTGATGTAAGCTTTGAACCAGAATCAAGAGAGTATAAAGGTAAGTATTATACAGACCTTAATGCTTGGAAAGTCTTTACTAATAAAGATGGTGCTACAGCCTCTACCGAGCCTGCTACTACCACAACAGAAGACGCTGGTAACTTACCATTCTAGATAATAATGCATCCCTGAAAAGCTCGCTAAGTAGGGGATGCTTTTATTTTCCTATATTTGTGCAAACGCAAATAGATGGAAAAGAGAACATTTTTTATTCCATTCAGTACACCATCATCTAAAAATGGTAAACGCTGGACTGGAAAACACATGATCCACTCTAAGACAGTTATGAATTACATAAAGAATACTAAGCCATATTGGCAAGAGTATGCTGAGGAATTTAGGTCTGTTATAGATGGGTTGCAAAAACCTGTAAACATATCGTTTAAATTTATACGAGGAACAAGACATAAGTTTGATTACGTTAATCCACTACAAACCGTGCAAGACCAAATGGTAATACATGGGTGGATTGAAGATGATAACTGTGATGAGATTATTCCTAAGTTTAAAAAGTATGAATACGATAAAGAAAAGGCAGGATGCTTTATAACCATTGATAAAAACAATAAACCAAACAACAATGGATCGGGAGTTGATAATGAAAACGTTAGGGAAAATACTTAAAGATGTTGAATTTTTAATGGATGCTGTGGTTAATGACTACCAGCCAAAAGAAAAAAAAACATCTGAGTACACACCTGATTTTATGGCTTTCTATAAATTATATGGTATTAATAAGACTAAGCACAATGCTTTTACTAAATGGAAAAAATTAAATAATCAACAAAAAGATACGATTATGCAATTAGTTCCTTTATATCATAAAGCTTTTGAGGTTAGGTACAGAAAATACCCAAATAACTTTCTCGCAAATAATTGCTGGGAAGATTACTTGTATTTATTAGAAAATAATGCGCAAGCAGAAGATAGAGCTAAAAAAGTAGCTCAAGCTCAGAAAAATCGATTAGACTCTTATAACTTTTAATTATGGATTATAAGATAAATTCTAAGAAAGAAATTTCAGAGTATGTAAATCACGTCTATAATAATGGATACAACAAAGGTCTATCTACTGGTATACCTTGGCTTGATAAACATTATACATATAGAAAGGGTGAGTTAGATGTAATAACAGGATTTGCCAATATTGGTAAAACTACTGCTATATTTTATTTAATGATGCTTGCATCTGTTAAGTATAAATGGAAGTGGTTATGTTATTGCCCAGAGAATGAACCCGTAGGTGAAATGGTTATAGACCTTGCAGAGATGTTTATAGGAATGACTGCCGACAAAACAAAATCCGAAAGGATGGACAGGTCAGTATTTGATGCCGCCTGTGAATGGGTAATGAAACACTTTAAAGTAGTATCATTTCCTAACACTCCAACTATTTATGATGTAATGGATGTATTCCAGGACGAATTAGATAGCGGAGAGTTTGACGGATGTTATGTTGACCCTATGAACGACCTTGCTATAAATAGGTCTATGAGTAAATACGACTACTACTATCAAGTATTATCTGATATTCGTAGGTTTAAGCAGAAGAACTTTGTAAAGTTTATTTTAGTAACACATGCTGTAACTAAAGCTGCAAGAGAAAAAAGCGATGACGGCACCGTACCTGCTCCCTCTCATTACGATGTAGAAATGGGAGGTATGTTCGCCAACAGAACGGACAACTTTATAGTTGTACACAGGAATCCTAACTCTGAAGATTGGAGTGATACACAACTGCATGTAAGGAAAATCAAGTTCCAAAAGCTTGTTGGTATTCCAACTCAGGATCATGAACCTGTGATTCTTAGATTTGAGCCTAGACTATGTAGGTTTAAATCTTTAAACAAACAAAAAATGGTGTGGGAAGATGTTCTACAACAGAATACCATGGATTTTATTGACTCTCATAAAGCCAATATTACTCCAGAAATCTTCGATTCTAACAATTTACCTTTTTAAACAATGGAAAAAGTAAAAGAAATCTCTCAAGAAGAGAAACAAATGGAAGCTGAAAAAGCTTTTAGAGAAACACCTTTAGGTAAAAATATTACACAGCTTGAAGGTCATGTAGAAAATCATTTAGTTGATATGTTAAGCGTCGTTGGTATTAATGTAACCGATGAGCAACGAACTGACATGATGACTAATTTCATTGCTGCATCTCACGCTGCTGGTACAATTCAAAGATTAGTTTGGCAACAAATGGACTTTGAAGCAAAGCAACGAGAGGCTGTGCAAACAACTAAAGCTGAAAAGGCTGTAAAGAAAGCAGCTAAAAAAGAAGCCACTAAGAAAAATCGCTCTCGCGGAAAAACTTCTATGAAAAAAGCATAGATTAAAATAAAACCATTATATTTGCAACGATTTGGTTACATTGTTCATACGATGGTTTAGTTATTAGTTGGTTAAAAAGATAGAGGCTTCGGCCTCTTTCTTAATTTAAAAACAATTCTTATGACAAAATTACTAGAATCATTCCGTGACGATAAAATATATTATGCAGATTCATCGCATGTTACATGCTCAATGCTTAAGTATTTATTAAAGTCACCAGCACACCTTAGATCTTATTTAGAAAACAGGGAAAAATCTACACCCGCAATGGTATTTGGTAGTGCATTTCACTGTATGGCTTTAGAGCCAGAAAAGTTTAACGAAAGATTTTACATATTTGACACAAGCCTTAGACCTGAAAAGGAAAAAGGTATGACATCTAAAATAAATAAAGCCTGGAAGCAAGAAGAGTTAAAACACGCAGAGTTAGAAGGTAAAGATCTTATTACCGCAGATGAGTTAGATAAAATAGATAGAATGTGTAATTCTTTATTTAATCACAGCAAGGTTAGAGATTTAGTTAATACATCAAAAAGAGAGCAACCTTTTATTTGGCATATAAACAGAATGCACTGTAAGGATATTATAAACGCTAAAGGTAAAGTGGATTTGCAATCTTTTGACTTTATAGCTGACATTAAAACTACAGCTGAGTTTGGTGGCATAGATAAGTTTAAGTATGATTGCAAGAAATATCACTATGATATGCAAGCAGCATTTTATTGTGATGCTCTTGGATTAGATCAATTTAAGTTTATTGTAATCGGAAAAGAAAATCCTCATAGTGTTGGTATTTACGATGTTTCACCTGAGTTTCTGGAGTCTGGAAGACGTAAGTACCACTACGCCTTAGACTTATATGAGAAATATTTCTTATCTTGCGAGGAAAATATAGATTCCTATATAGAGGAAGGTATACTATAAGCAAGAGAAAATGACCAAAAAATCTATGCGCCTTACTCCTCAAGAAATGGACATCGTTCTAGAGAGGAGAGCTGAAGAGGTAGCCTTAAACACAAACGACAACGATCAATTATCATCAGTATATTTAGATTATCTTAAAGAAAGAGGTATACAACCAGAAGAGGTTGTCTCCTGCAAGCATTGGCAATCTGCTAATGGTGAGCCTAGATTTTCTATTGTAACAAAGAATGATAACTCTATTATGACTACTTACGATAGAGAGGTTCTTTTAAATGATATAGCTGATGTAGTTGCAAACCATAAAATCTCATACCCCCGTACCTCAAAAGAACTACTTGGAAACCACTTATTAGTTGTTAATCCTGCTGATATTCATATTGGTAAATTGGCTTTAGCCAAAGAAACTGGTGAAGAATATAACACGGAGATTGCAAGATTAAGGGTCCTCCAAGGAGTTCAGGGTATAATAGATAGAGCTCAAGGATATGATGTAGAAAGAGTTTTATTCTGTATCGGTAATGATGTTCTCCATGTGGATAATGTTTTTAACACTACAACCAAAGGAACGCCACAAGATCAAGATGATAAATGGTGGAAATCATTTGGTGTAGCATTAGAGGTTTATGTAGCTTGTGTAGACATGCTTATGCAGGTAGGACCTGTAGATTGCGTTCACTCAATGAGTAATCACGACTACCAGTCTGGGTATCATTTAGCTCATTGTTTGAAGGCTTGGTATAAAGGAAATAAAAAAGTAACCGTAGATGAGGGTCCTGCTTATCGTAAATATTATAAGTATTATAATAATATGATAGGTTTGGAGCATGGTGACGGTGCTAAGATGCAAGATATACCGCTACTTATGGCTCAAGAAGAACCTAAGATGTGGGCAAGCTGCAAGTATCGAACTATGTTTCTACATCATGTACATCATAAGATAAAAACTAAGTTTCAATCTGCTAAAGATTATATAGGTGTAACTGTAGAGTATATGCGTAGTCCGTCTGGAGCTGATTCTTGGCATGCTCGCAAAGGATACAAAGGAGCACCTAAAGCTGTGGAGGGATTTTTATTCCATAGAGATCATGGTAGGGTTGCAAGTTTAGTGCATAATTTTGATGAGTAGTATAGAAAAAAAACTTTGCCTTAAAATATTAGGTAGAGCAGAGATAGGTAAAAAAAAGTATAAAACCACAATGGATCGAAATGATCTTACTGAGTTAGAGTGGTTAATACACGCCCAAGAAGAAGCTATGGATTTAGCTGTTTACTTAGAAAAACTTATACAAATCAAAAAAAATGAAAGGACTAATAGCTCTTGTTGTGGGAAAAGCAATAAAAAATAGAAAATCGTTACATGTTGTTAAACGATTTCTTAAAATGAAATACAATATAGAAATATCTGTAAACGCATTAAAAAGAAGATTTTATCATGGCCAAAACTAGACTACAAGTATTAATGGATGAATACGCCTTGTGGTATCACGCTTGTTTATTAAATAAAGATAGAGATACAGAACCGACATTAGGCGAGTGGGTTGAAGCTAAAATAAAGCAAACAGAAGACGCTGGAGAATTAATTTTAATGCCAGAGGAATTATCATTAATTAAAAAACTAAAACCAAATGGAGATAGCTGAAAAAGCCTTAGAGTTAATAAGAGAACAAAATACTACTTTAGCTGAAAATAAATGTATGCAAGATTATTGCGAAGCATTAGTTGAAATAGAGGGTATGAAAAAAGAATTATCTCAGTTTAAAGGGCAAATGACTAAATCATATAAATTAAAAAAGAAAAGAACTGAAATATTAGATAAAGCAGTTCATAGTTTTTACGACTCTTATTTTAACATGGCTAAGTATAAGCAAATGTGGAGTCAAGAAAAACAAAAATGTATAGAAAAAGAAATAGAGTTTATAAACGCTATGACAAAAGCGTCTAAGTAATTACTTTTTCTTGATCTTTTCTATAGACCTTCCTGCAAAGTAAGCTCCGTAAACAGTAATAAGTAAAGTTTGATATATTGGTACATAAGCTGGGGCTATTTGAAAGCCTCCAGCATTACCATCGAATATAGATATAACAACAAACATTGCTGTTAAGAATATACAAATTAAAGGTCGTATATTTTTAGAGAGCCAGTTATCAGACTTCATGTCTGCTTCCCATCGTTTAGTAACTTGTGATTGAGCATCTGACTCAGCTTTCATCATTACCTCTTTGATAGCTTTTTTAGCTACCATAGCCTCTTCTTTAGATGTAGATAGATTATCTATTACGTTACCTACCTTCTCTATTACACCTCCACTTAAAAAACTTAATAGTTTACTCATTATAATATAATTATGTCATCAGCATATTTATAAGAAGTATCTCCGTCATCATTCTTATAAGCTTCTAATACCTCTTTTCTGTTACTTTTCTCTTTAAGGGATAGGTGAATCCAAGCAAAATCAAATTCATTAATCATTTGATCAAACTCTAAATGAGAATTTATAATCCAGTCATAAATTTCTTTATTACACATCTGACCATTTTTCCAAAATTGCAGATCCAAAGCTTCACCTTTACAATGCTGCGAAGAACGACTTCCACCAATAGCTCGATTGAGTGACGGGTTGCGATAACCACTACTGATCCTGATAGGACCCAGCTCGTCACGCATAGGCTGTATAAGATTAGATATAAGCCTTTGCATATTTTCCAAATGTTTTTTTGTCGGCTCATTACTTATGCCTAATCTTGTTGCTGTGTTACTTCGAGTGATCTCCGATAACACAAAGTTTTTACTTAGTCTCATTTCTCTTTGATTTGATTAGAGGCTAACAATAATTCTATTGCGTGTAATCTAGCAGATATTTCAACTAGTGTGGTTTTTAAGTCTGTGTCGGACTTTTCTAGTTGATACACTCTAGATTTTAACTTAGTGTATTCATTATTTAAATTAATCCACAAACCTAGTGCGGTAGCTAAAATTGCAGCCACACTTATAATTAATTCTACTACTCCTATTGGCATCATATTATTTTTTATTAGCAAATTTTTCTACACCAGAAATACCAAACGAGCCCAACACAACCCACACGAAGGAGTCGTATACAAACTCGTTTATTATTAGGTCTGACCCTACCCATCCAGTAACAAGGTCAGCAACCATTATAAGGCACATTATAGCAAATGCTATAAACCCTACAATTGCTTTCTCGTTCCAGCTATTATCGTTTTTAAATATTTCCATTACGAAACTTTAACTGTACCTCTATCGTTCCATAATAAACCACGAGTACTAGGGCGTGAAGTAGGTAAGCCACTACCAACACTATTTGCATCTAAAGATATGGTGTCATCACTACTATTTTGAACAGACTTAACCATGATGTGTAAGAAAGCTCTAAGCTTGTCAGCTGTTATACTCTTGTTACCATCTCTAAAAAGATCTTCTATTATATCTAGTAACTCTGCTCTTTTTCTTTTCTCATCAGCTGCTACAGCTACTTTAGTATCCGTATTAGTTTTAACTAGAGCTTTGTATCTAGTTTTCCTTGTTGAATCTTTGTAATTTCCTTTTGCCATTTTATTTATTTATTTATATGAAACCATCACTAAAATCATCCGACCAACTAGAGGTAGACGAATGCTTAGACTTTGTTGCTTTATGATTCTTTTCTATTTCACTTAACGATAAAGCTCTGTTATACCACTTAACCTCGTCTACAACTGATCTTGTCCTTCCAGAGTAGTAGTTTTTATCAGTTCCTATAGTGATAGGGTATGCCTCAGCTGTAGCACTAATAGATCCTGTTACAGCTCTAGTATCTATACTTACAGCGTCAACATAAAGCTCAAGCTCATCACTACCATTATAAGTTGCAGTAATATAATACCAAACAGGACTTGAGGACGAAGCAGCACCGATAGGATGATTTATACTAAATCTAGCATCACTTGTGTTTAAATCCGCATATATTTTATTATTATAAACAGATGCTGCAAAACCATAATCTACATCTAAACCTAAACCAGTACCTTTAGCAACTAAGTAAGAATAATTACTAGTATCAATATCTTCAAAATGTCTATACCAAAAAGCACAAGTGAAACCATCATCATCATCCATAGCACCTAAAGAACTATCATCATCTATCTTTATATAGCTATCCCCATCTAAATTTAACCCTTTCTGTCTTACTCTATTCATAGGTAGACCAAAAGTATCTTTCTTGAAGTAAGGAACTTCTTGAAGTTGTATTGTAGTAGGTGATCCACTAACTGTACCGTTGTTTCCGTATGGTGATAGATCAGTCCAAGTGTCAACACCGTTATTTCTCCAGTAACCCTTTAGATCTATATTTTTAGCACTAATACTACTTATGGTTCCAATAAAACTAGAGTTACTTTGTAAGTATAAAACCTGTGATATATCAGCTGTATCTACATACGTGTAAGTACCATTACCACTAAATGGCGGAGCGTCACCAGTTTGACCCAGATAAGTCCTAAACTCACCACTAACGTAATTTGATATAGTAAAGGTTATTAAAACTACATCACCTTGAGATGTTCCAAAATTATTTATATATACATACTCCTTATTAGTACTAGAGTTTTTAGAAGAATCAATATTTAAACCACTATTAGAAAATACAAAAACGCCAGGTGTATATGCAGAACCTTGGTATGTTCCCTCAGTCCAATAAGTTGAATCATTAAGATCTGTATCTGTAACTAATTCACTACCTAAATAAGCACTATGATCTCTACAATCTAAAGCTATACCAGCGTTAAATATTTCTTGGACTTCAGTTGCAGAAAGCTCTTTACTAAAATGAGCTAGTTCATCTATAAATCCTTTACCATATAACGAAACACTTTTACATATATGCCTAAAACTAAAGTCTGTGTTTAAAGAGTTTTTTGTGTCAGATTGAAGGACACCGTTGACATAACACTTTAAACCACCTGTTGTTGAGCCTCCCGCGTTGGTTAAAACTATGTGGTTTAACTTACCTTTTGTTAAGTCATTATCAAAATCAAGTTTTGCATCAGTAGGTGACGATACTTTAAATCTTATACCTTTGTTTCCATTGTAAATAGATATTAG